ACGCGGTGAGTTAGCCCCCACCAGCGACAACGTGCCGCCTGGAAAATTTTTCTGCAGAATCGTGTTGTTACCGTCCTTCGCTTTCGACTCACTCACCAAGCCAGTCAGACAAGGCGTGTCTCTCAACATCGGGGCGATCTCTTCTTTCGAGTAACCCTGCGCGTCTTCCACAGTCGGCTGCACAACCATGATCGGACAAGCGTCCTGATGGACGTGATACCCAATCGCGTGGTTAATCATCTTGGTGTAACCCACACGCGCTGACTTCATCACCGTGATCTGCTCCACAGCCGGATCAGTCACCGCGTCCATCATTCCCTTCTGATACGGCAGCGTGTGCCACCTGCCCGCCTCAGCACTCGATTCAGCAGACAAGAACGCATAACGATCAGCCCATTCACTCAGCGTCAGCTTCTCCGGAGGACGGAACGCCTCTAAAGCTCCACGCATCAGCTCAGCAATGTCAGCCATTAGCCAAGTCCTCCAGGGCCTCACGCACAATTTCTTCAAGCGCCACGAACGCATCCGCCGGGATCTCCGGTATGCGCTGTTTCGCTTTCGACGGAACCGCCATCATCTTGGTCCGCGTTATCGCAACTAAGTCACCCCACGCCTTCGACACCTCATCAGCACGCACTAACTCGCCCTCTTTCTCTGCACGCTCCAACTCCATCAGCTCAGCCTTAAGCCACTCAGTTCGTGCCCGGCTTTCGTTGTAGTCCGGCAGCTCCTCAGTTCGTCTTTCAACAGTTGGCCCAGGTCGATGCTGCCTGATATTTGGCATCCGCTTGCGGCTGTTCTCTGACCACCTCTTCTCAAGCCCGTCACGTTCAATCCACTGCCTGCCATCCTGCTCAACAACTTCGATCCGGCCATGCTTGATCGCTTGCGTTACAGCCTGACCGCTAACCCCCACTATTCGCGCAGCCTCAGCCTTAGTTATCAACATTCAGTTTTAATTGAGCTTAAGTTGATTTAACGCCCCCAAAGTAGGGCGGGTTAGGGATCGTATGCCAGCAATCTGTCTCAGGTCCGAGTCTCAATAAAGACTCATCGCCGTGCCTAGATAAAAAACGCGCGCACGAACGACCCACATTGGTTTGGCCAGGAAGGACCCAAACAGGGTGGGGGTCAGCGTGCAGTGCTTAGCGCCTTGCTTAATGCTTGGTTGAAGTGAATGCCGAAGCGCCGCTCGATGACTTTGGCGCCAATGGATTCGATGTTGAATCGTCCTGTGTAGTCCGGCCGGTCTGTTGTTGCGATGAAGTAAGGCTGCAGTTGTAGACGTGAGCGACGGTAGATACCAGGCGGACGGTTGCCACCGCGTGGTGTGCCAATGAAGAACCCACCGCGAGGATCACCGCTGATGCCTTTGCTGATGCGACGAAGCGTGGCCTGTGTGACGTTGCCCGATGCGTTGGTCTTTACCAGCGAGGTGGGCATGAAGTAGGCGCCAGGGGGAATGGTGCCGTCATTGGGCACAGCATTGGCGAAGTAACGATCAAGGCCCTTCTGTGGACGTGTGCCGCCTGCTATGCCAAAGCGCAGGTATCGGGCGCGGTCTTTGCCTTGCTTGTCTTGTGCGTAAACAAATGCGGCGAGTGTTTGCTTCTTTGACTTCTGAACGAGGAACGCTGTTTGAGTGAACTTGACCGGGACATGAAAGGCGCCCTTCGTGCCTGCGTTGATTGCCTTGCGTGCATCGAACGCAACGTTGTTGAGAGCAACAGAGGTGGCGAAGGGTAACTGTTTTTGCACGGCCTTGGTCCAGGCTGTGGCCTTGCTTAGGTCTTGGTCAATCGAGAGGCTGATTGGCATGAGCAGCCTGAGCTTTCACCCAGTATTGCTGCAGCTGTAGGCATTTGGGCTCGACGAGGTGCATGGAGCTAACGGTGCCGACATAAGCACCGGGGCCATCACCGACCTGAATCCTCACGCACCCATCCTCTAAGGTTCGGATCTTGCAGACGGGCATAGGCGTCCCTGAGTCGCTGTTCATAGTCAAGGAAGGCTCGGAGTTCATTCTGTCGCTGCTGCTGGCGTAGGCGTTCTTCTGTCATTTGAGTTCGACAAGGTCAGCACGTTTAAGAGCGTCAATGATGCCCTCATAGATGACCTGCTCAGTTTCTGAGTCAAGCTCTAGGCGGTAGCGGTCAAGCCACTCAGCGATGGCGTCCTGAGCGAGGAGAGCACCTGCTGTTGGGTCGATGTAGCTGTCGGCAAGTTTCATGCTTGCGTGTGTGGCATACAAAAGATAGCTAATGGCATACCAGTGTCAACCCTCAGCAGCAAGCGCACAGATCACCGTGCAGATGATGCCCTCAAGCTTTGATGCAGGCACGCAGCTGTACTGACGCAGGACAGCAGCCATGGCGCGGTCAATCGAATCACGGCCTTGAGAGACAACAACAGGCTTGTAATCCTTCACAGGCTCGACAGAGTCCAGCTCAGACAGCAGCAGCTTGCGCATCAGGTCCTGGCGGCTCATGTCGCGCTTGATGGCCTCCTGCGTCAGATATTCACGCTCAGGCTCAGTCATGCGCACATCAACGCGCACGGGCAGGGATCGGGTTGCTTCAGGCATCAGAAATCAAAAGGGTCAGGTTCAACAGGGTCAGCCTTGAACGGGCTGGATTGACAAGGCCGCACGTCTAACTCCCAGCGGAGCTTGCCAACGGTGACGTTAGGGCTGCCGAGTTTGGCGACTCGGACAGCGTGCAGATCAGAAGCATCTGAAACAACCCAGCCGTTGTTCCAGTCGCCGTTCCTGTGCAGCTCAACAGGGGTGCCAGCCAAGGGGGGTTTAACCCCCTCAACAGAGGTGCCAGGGGTATTGGGTAAATAAGGGGAATAAGGGGAATAACCCTCTATTTCATGTGACGCGCGCGAGGTTGTTCCCCTTGTTTCCCTTGTTCCCCCTGTTTCTACGGATGCTTCATTTGGAACCCACAACAGCTCGGGGCGACCTCCTGCAACCAACGGATCAAGCTTTCCTTCCTGGCGAACAAGGCACTTTTTCTCCAATGCACGGAGCGCCCTGTTGACCTTGCTGAGGTTGCAGTTGCCAACGTTCTGCAGCTCCTTAGACGTGACAGGAAACTGCCCAAGCACCCACCGCTCACAGATGTAATCAAAGATGTCGGCCTGCCGGCCCTGAAGCTCGTCTGCGGCCTCCTGCATCGCCTCAGCGGCTAAGACGCTCTCGCCATCGCCGTGATGGATCCAGCCGTCGTCCTGCAGCTCAATCAGCAGTGTTGTGCCTTTGGCCCTGCCCTGCGTCTTGACCACAACGCGGTGATCATTCTGCGTCTGGCCCTCGGCTGGCTGCTTAAACCAGTTCATCAGGATTGTCAGGCTCGCCGCAGCCGGCAGTGCATTGCTGCCCCTGCTCGCCTGCGTTGCATTGCCACCGCTCACGCTTTTGTTCGTGTGGTGGATCATCGCCAGCGTGGCCTTATGCGGGGCCAGGGCCTCGGCAAGCTTGCGTGCAGGACCGTCAAAGCTCGACGCCGCTTCTTCGAGCGCAAGGGGGGCGCAGGCTGCGTGATAACTGTCCAGCAGAAAGAACGACCCAGGATTTTCCCTAGCGATTTCCCCAAGGTGTGAAATACCTTCATCTGTGAGATGCAGGGGTGCTCCCGTATGCCAAAGCATCTCAACCGGGCCAGCCAGTTCCCCATCGCTGGTGACTAGCCCTTCTCTCTTGAACAACGTGAACCAGTCGCTTTCGGGCTGGTCAGTGCCGACGATATAAACCTTGGGGCAAACGCCGTGAAGGCGCTGACCAAGGTATGACTCCTCGCCGTGATACCAGGCGCTGATCATCCCGACCATCAACGCTGACTTGCCGACCTTTGGGGGGGCCACCAGCAGATTGAACGTGCCGGACATGATGACCCCTTCCCACGCCCAGGGCACAGGAGCGGTGTCGAGCTTTTGCCCTTTGCGCCTTGGCTCTGAGACGCCAGCGATTGACCCTGCGGCTCTGCTCAACAGCAGCGCAGCAGTGCGCTCGTTAAGCGGGAAGCCAACTTCATCGGCATAAAGCCGCAGCAGCTGCAAACGCTTAAGAGGGTCTTCCTCGTTAGAGAGGACGGTGCTTGCGTATTGGTCGAGCTTGCTGAGCAGCTCTTTGTGGTCCTTGAGGCTTTCGGGAACTATCCCTGAGCTGTTTGAGGCGTTCGGTGT